CGATTCCAAGGAATCGACAACCAAGGCTGCGGAACACGGGACCAGAATGCATGAGCAGATGGAGCATATCTTACTGGGACGTGCTTGCTCGAAAGATGAAACCCTCCAGCCCTACATCAAAACTTTCCGCGAGTGGGCGGAAGACAATGTCGAGCAAACCTACTGGTGCGAAAAGGCGCTGGTCGGTGCTGGTTACGCTGGACGATGTGATGCCTATGTGAAGCTGAAAGGGATCGGGGACGCGATCATTGACTTGAAGAACCGAAAGGTGAACCCCAAGTATGATCCGTTTTACGATTCCGACTGCGCCCAATTATGGGCCTACCGAGTGGCATCCGAAAACCCGAAATGCGCTTGCGTTTCGGTGGTCTTGGCGGCCAATGACCCGGAAACCTTGGTCATCCACCGCTGGGATGATGAGGAGTTATACGAGGCAGGTATCGCATTCCAAGCCATGTTGAAAGTCTGGGCTTGGTCGAAGAAGTACAACCCGCCAGGGATGAAGCTGTAATGGATAACCCTCCCACAATTTCAGAGATGGGTGAAGCCGCCTCCGAGATTGTGTGGAGGGTTATGGGGAAGGGGTCGGATAAATCAAGCTACGGGGAGTGGTTCTGGAAAGACAAGCCGACCTACGATTACCACATCACCCGCGCCATCAAACACGCTGTCACCGCACAGCAGCAGATCCACTTGCATCACCCCTGCCCGGACGAAGGTGGAGAGAATGCGCTTGACCATCTGGAACGGACGGTGGTAAGAGCATTGTTCGCATGGATGCAACTAAAGAAAGGACTACCGAAATTATGAGATGGATTAAAAAGGAAATTGATGAGGACGGCAAAACAGGCTGGGCTGTTTATTATGACGAGACAGGCAAAGGCAACCAGGAGGAATGGAAGCACAGGGACACATACGAAACAAGGGATGAGGCTGTTGCCGCCTGCCGCATTTTTGATTGGGAAGAATGCGAATGATCCGACAATGAGGCTTGCCATTGCGTGGATATGCTACTGGTTGGGCGACCTAATCAGCGTCACGCTGATGCGGTTTGGATACGGCTACAGGGCATATAACCGCCTTATGCTTTTGAGCGTGGACTTTGACGACAACGAGGTGATCTGGAAATGAAGAAGGCATTGGTAACGCAGGCATTCGGGGATAAGTGGCATGAGATCCTCAAGCTGACCAAGCCGCGCATGGAGGCGTACTGCGAGCGGCATAAGATTGATTTTATCTCGATTGAGAAACCGCTGGTGGAGCCTGTGCAGTACAGCAAGCTGGCAATCGGAAATATTATCGCCACCCGTAACTACGAGCAGGCGACGTTCCTAGACTGTGACGTGCTGGTGACCGCTGATTGCGAGGAACTGGGCGAGATGATGGAGAAAGACTGCACCTTCATGGCGTTTGATGAGGGAGAGTATCTGGACCGCAAGCCTGGGCTGAAAGGGCTGGCCGATGCGTTTGGGTTCGTGGCCGGTTGGCAGCCTAGTTTTTATTATAACACCGGGGTGTTCGTGATGACCAACAAGGCGGTGGGGGCATTGAGTCAGCCGCCCATTGGGCTGTTCCCAAACCACTTTGCCGAGCAGACTTGGCTTAACCTGCAACTGCACCTGTGGTCAACGGCAACCTGTAACCTTGACCCCGCCTACAACTGCATGACAAGCGTAGAATCACACTTCGGCTTGGACCGCTATGCGGATGCCAAGATCATCCACTACGCTGGGCAGAGCGGGGATCTAAACAAGCTGGCCGACACCATCAAGGCCGATGACGCAAAGCTAAAAGAGCTTGGCCGATGATCGCAACACAGCTAACCAATGGAGACGAGAATGACCGAGTCAGACAGCTTGCCGGGGAGATCGCCATCCGAGCCATGCAAGACATTCGCCTGTTACAACGCCGTGGTGTCTTGGATGGAATGCGGCTCACCAAAAAGAAGGCCGATAAAATTTCTGGTTGCAACACATACAGGGATGTTAAGGAAGTCCGGCGACTTGTCAGCGATTTCAAGAACGGAACGGTACTCTTTTGGTGCAAAGTGGCCGGAGCAAGGATTGACCAGTCAACGCTCAACAGGGTAATCAAGCGAGGGCTTCATGCTGTTTGAATACATTAAATTCATTCTTGACTGCGTTGTGCAGGCTGGGATTGTGGTCGTGCTATGCGGACTAACCGTGACCATGATTGCGTTTCTAGGGGGCTTCATATTCTGGCTTGTCGAAAAGGCGAGGAGCGAAAAATGGGAGGACTAGGCCAAATCAAGATCCTTGCCGAGCGCGAAGTCAATATGGTTGAACTGGACATCGAGGTGGACGATGAGACAAAAGCCAAGGTGTGTCACGCCGCGTTGCGTGAGATCACATCCGATGGCGAGGCTTTGTTTAACTACGGCTTCAACCAGGCAATCAAAAGAATGATCGAATCGAAAGGAAAGATATGCACACACAAGAAAAAGGGTTCAAACAAAAAGTCCTCACGGCGGTAACTGTTCCCAAGGTTTTGACTCAAGGCCAGTGTGAACTGGTCGTTCACGATGCCAAGCAAATAGGCATGAAACGAGCGTCTGTCCTCAAGAAGGACGGGCGCAATGTCAGTTCAATCGCACGCACCTGCGCCTCCTGCTGGGTTCCCAAGTCAGAGGGATTTAAGTGGCTCTACAACTATGTGGCAGCCGTGACCGATGAGGTCAACGCAGAGCATTACCGCTTTGACATTACCGATATGCAACAGCTACAGGTTCTACGCTATCGCCCCGGACAATGGTTTCACTGGCACTTTGATGCCATTGAGACAGAGGGTGACATCCGCAAGATGACGATGGTGATTAACCTGTCTAAGCCGAGTGATTACTATTTGGGCGGGTTGCGGGTTGATGGCAACTGGCACAATGTAGAACACTCTGGAGACCAAGGAGCCGCCAGCTTTTTTCCGTCTTGGATGAAACACTGCGCCCGCGCGCCCATATGGGGCACCCGCTGGGTATTGGTGGCATGGATTACTGGACCGGCATGGCGATGAGCGATTGGCTTATTGCCTGCATCTGGATCGTGGTATTTAGCGCGATTGTCACATACTACGAAAAATGATCCAGCTTAACCCAGAGCTTTGGATGATGACACCGAAGGGAGAGGGGTTGGCATTCTTGGTTACTGACTACGGGATGGACCACAACAAGATATTCACCATCATGCTAAACTCTGGCGAGATCCTAGACTTTGACATCCGAGACTGCCGCCGATGCGAGAATCCATCTTTTTGTATTGACGCACCACAACAGCCGAGGCCACACTATGCACCAAGCAAATGAACCGGACACCACGCAAGACGTTCTTATTGATGGTCGCCATGTCAGGGGCGGGGATTGGACAGTGTGCATGGATGCAACGCCAGAAACTTCGGCAGTCTATTATTGGGTCGACGGATATACCTACTGCTCGTACTTACAACACGTCAAATGTATTACGAAGAAATAGACAGGCGGCACATCAAGGCACTGGAAAACATTCTGGCGGAAGGACAGTGCGAGCCAGGAAGGTTGATGGGGGAGGATGCGGGACCGCTTGCCTACATTATGAACCAAATGCTGTACGACAAATTTCACGGACGCGGCTGGGAGTTGGATCTTCTAACCGGAAGATTTATTAAAACCAAATGATTCAACGCGCAGATAGTTCAGTAGCAGAACTGCCCCTATTCCAAGGGGAAGACGGCGGTGCGATTCCGACCTCTGCGCTCCAACTTTATTTCAAAAAAATAGAATACTTAACTGCAATAAACTTTCTTGTCGAACATCATTATCTGCATAGAAAAGCACCTGTAAGTCTTTCGTTTGGCGCATATTTTAACGGAAAACTTATAGGCGCATGCACCATTGGGAAGCCAGCAAGTCATACACTTATTAATGGAGTTTGCGGTAAGGAACGTGGTCACAATGTGTTTGAATTAAATAGAATGTGCATGTTGTATCATGCACCAAAAAACTCTGAAAGCAGATTTATAGGATGGGTTGTAAGGCAGCTTGACAGAAAAACAATTTTGGTTTCTTATGCCGACACGGCACAGAAACACGAAGGAATTATATACAAGGCAACAAATTGGATATACACAGGGACATCAATACCATTCAAGGATTACACATTTGATGGCATGGACCATAGGAGCGTTCCCAAGCATTTGCGAGACAAAACAAAAATGAAGGAAGTAATAAGAAGCAAGAAACACAGATTTGTTTATTTTTGTGATCCAGCAGATAGGTATCTGCTTAAATGGAAAACAAAACCATACCAAACCAAAGGAGAATAACAATGCCACTAGGTAAAGACATCGGTAAAAACATCAAGGAACTACGCGCGGACAACATGAAGAAAGGATCTGCTCGTGGGGCTGGCGGAACGCCTCGCAGCGAGAAGCAGATCCTGGCCATCGCACTGCGCTCTGCTGGTGCAAAGCCCAAGGCCGGTGGTCGCAAGTTTCGGATGCGAGGATAATGATTGTTTCGGAGACGCAACGCCTGACGTGGCAACGTGACATCCTCAATGAGGCCAGAAGGCAACTGGTCAAATTAAGGAGTGACGTTTGCCACGGACAGGTTATAGAAATAAACAACATCATCGCCCAGGTCGATTCCGCAATGGTGATCGCGTGGGAGATTATTGGAAAGGAAAAGAAAGATGGACACACTACAACAGGCACTACCGGCACTTAACTACCGCATCACGCAACTGGAACAAAAGCTGGAAGCAAGACCAACCAGCGAGCTGGAAGCCAAGCTGGCGCAACTGGAACGCACGATGGCCAACCTGCGTGCGGAGATTATGGCAGGAAGACAGGCTTTGTCCGAAGGCAATATGGACAAGCAAAAGAACGTGCTGACCGCAATGCTGGATGAGTCGGACATCCTGGTGCCGAAGGAGCTGCGAATAAGGAATACAGGCCGGGGTCGACCCGGCGGGGGGAATAGGCAGGCCAAGATACTGGCCAAACGCTGGGCGTTGTGGAAGATCCAGCGGGAACAGGGATTCACCTTCCAAGAGATTGCCAGGGCTTGGGGCTGCAATCACACCAGCGTGTGTCATGCGGCAAGCAAGGATTGGAAGCCGTATGGGAATTACAAGGGGAGGGTATGAGTGAACTCACCCACCTCGACCTATTCAGCGGGATCGGAGGATTTGCCCTTGCTGCCAAGTGGAACGGATACAGGACGCTCGCCTTCTGCGACAACGAACCCTACGCCCAAGCCGTCCTCAAGAAACACTGGCCGGACGTGCCGTGCCACAAAGACATCAGAGAAGTACGAGGCGAACTATACGCAGGAGTCACTCTTCTCACCGGCGGATTCCCCTGCCAGCCATTCAGTGTTGCCGGGAAGCAGCGAGGCAAGGACGACAACCGTTATCTCTGGCCGGAAATGTGCCGAGTCATACGCGAGGCAAGGCCCGCTTGGATCATTGGTGAGAATGTTGCTGGAATCGTCAACTTGGCACTCGACCAAGTGTGTGCTGACCTGGAAGCGGAAGGTTACGAAGTCGAACCGATCATTATTCCAGCTTGCGCCGTCGATGCGCCGCACAGAAGGGACAGGGTGTGGATTATCGCACGCAATGTGGCCGACCCCTACCGTGGACAACTCTGCCAACGTGAACCCGAAGGACAATCGGTTCAGGTGTCTGGTGAAGGCGGTGAACGAGTCGGTGATGTGGCCGACACCCAAAAACAGGGACTGGAAAGACGGGACATCCAAGGGGCCGGAATCGTGGAAGGGAGACTTGGGCAAAGCGGTGAATCCATCCAAGCAATCTGGCTCCCTGAACCCGACCTAGGTCGCGTGGCTCATGGGGTACCCAACCGAGTGGCTAAACTGCGTGGACTCGGAAATGCCATCGTCCCGCAGGTCGCGGCGGAAATCATCAGATGTATCAACAAAGTAATGGAGAATAACCAATGAAACTACTTTATGAATGGATTATGG